GCTCAAGACAATCAACCCGACAAAGTTGCCCCGGGACAACAGCAAGCCACTGCCATGAAAATGAATGCTGGTGTAATTCAGGCCTTGGCCAAGAAAGCACAAGAAACCTGGACCAGTGAAGTGCAGAACATGATTGTGACCAGTGAGCCCAAGGCATTAAGTGCAACTGAACTCAAAGTGCCCACGGTTGAAGCTGAACTACAGGCCTTGATTAACAGCTTGGCTCGATTTGATGTAAACGAGTTGGCAGCGGCCAAAGACCCTACTGGTCAGAGCCAGCGCACTATCCAACTGCTGATGAAGGCCAAAGAAGAAGTAGTCAAGGCTACCATGGCACCCAAGCCTGAACCTGCTGCAATGAGTAATGCATGGAAAAGTTTGGCCACCATGATTTCTCAAGCACAAAACGTCAAGCAATTTGCAGCACCAACAGCTGGTGGTGTACAACCAGCAAAAATCACATTTGATCAGCAAGGTGAGATATTGTACAACAACAAACCGTTTGACGCTAGAGATCCTAGTCATGTCATGGCCCAACAACTTCAGGCCAAGGCTACTCCTAAATCATGAAACTACTAAACACACTACTGGAAGGCGGCAACGTCTTCAAGGACAAGCAAGGTCAGCCGCTGACACAACGCATCAATCAAGCAGATGTACCTGCCACTATCGCGTATCTTGAAAAAGTTCTAGGTATGGATTTCCCTGAAGAACGTTGGCTAGGATCTACAGGTCGCAAGCCCACATCTGGAGACTTAGATTTGGCTGTGGATCTCAGTGAAATCAACAAAGATCAACTTGCTGCCAAGCTCACGCAGTTTGTACAAAATCAAAAACAAGATCCACGTGAATGGGTCAAAAAAGCTGGAGAAGTGCATTTCCGTACTCCCATTGCCGGCGATCCCAACAAAGGTTATGTGCAAACAGACTTTATGTTTTTTCCTGATCTGGACTGGGGTACATTCTTCTATGGTGGCGCAGAAGGATCCAACTACAAAGGCATGAATCGCAATGTGTTGATGTCAAGCATTGCCAAAGCTCTGGGTCTCAAAGTAGGTGCCAATGGTATGCTTAGTCGTGCTACAAACGAATTGGTCAAAGGCGGTCAAGATCCCAACTATGTGGCCAAGGTCCTGCTGGGCCCTGCGTTCACAAAAGAAAACTTAAAGAATGTTGAAAGCATTTACACAGCACTCAGCAACGATCCTGACCGAGAAGTCAAACTAAAAGACTTCCGTGAATATCTAGCACGTGAAGGCCTACAGGAGCCACAACAACCCATGGCCGAAGATGATGTGGGCTTCTTGGGCCGACTGCGAGACCGTATTGTGAATCAAGGCATGATGCCCTTGGTAGAAGCCCCGGGTCGCAACAATCCCTATGAACTGTATGAAGCCGAAGCTGCCGGCGTAGGCGGCAGAGCCAAGGGCATTGAACACCTGGAAGATCTAGTGTTTCGTAAAGGCACTCAAGGTATTGTTGACGCACTGGAAATTGTAAAGCACGCCACAGAGCAACCCTCAACAACTACCGCCAAGTGGGACGGTAAACCTGCTGTGATTTTTGGTCGTAAGCCTAGTACAGGTGAGTTTGTGCTCACAGACGGATCAGGATTTGAAGCCAAGGGCTATGATGGTCTTGCAACAAGTCCGCGCATGATGGCTGATATACAGAGCAAACGATCAGGCGATAGATCTGACTTAATTCAGTTGTATGCCACACTGTTTCCAATACTAGAAGCAGCATTGCCTGATGGCTTCCGTGGCTATGTCAAAGGAGATCTGTTGTACATGCAAACACCTCCAGAGATAGCAGGCAACTATGTGTTCCGTCCCAACACTATTGAGTACAAGATTCCAGCTAAGAGTTCCTTGGGACAACGAATTGGCAACAGCAACATAGGTATTGCTATTCACAGCATGTATGCAGATGCTGGCGATGCACGCCAGCCCTTGAGCGGAGTCAAGTTCAATGATGTACCTGGGCTCATGCTGGAACGTCCTGCTACTCCAAAATCGTTGGCTACCGATTCTGCCAAAGTCACTCAATTAAAACAACTGGTTCGTTCCAGCGGCCAGGCAATCAATACCTTGTTTAACCCTGTGGAACTGCGTGCCAACAAGATCACTGACTTGGCCAAACTGTGTGTGGACTATATCAATACCAAGGTAGGCACACCTTTGAATCCACAAACACTGCTGCCAGAGTTTGGCGAGTGGCTCAAGACCAAAGTAACACCGCAAAAGTTCCGTAACATAGTGGAATACCTGCAGAGCCCTACATCAAACACACAAGCTATTGCTGCTGCATTTACTGCATTTTTGTTGTTGCATGACATCAAGATGGATATTCTGAAGCAGGCCGATCTTGAGCATCCTGGACAAGAGGGCTGGGTAATGGCCACCCCTGCAGGCTATGCCAAAGCAGTAAATCGCTTTGATCCCAATGCTTTTGCTGCCCAAAATCGCCAGCAAAACAATCCTCAAAAGGCTTGATTTTTGCCAAAGACATAAATAAGTGTAGGGCTAAAGCCCACTAACTTAAAGGAAATTTATTATGGCATTCATTACCCCAGTAAACGGCGACGCACAACCAGTATTCGCCATTGACGTTCGTAGTCCAGTTGCAGCTGGTGCTTCTACCGCAGCTACTCCAGTAAACCCTGCTGGTCCCAAGCTGGACTTCTTCAGCGTAACTGCTAACACATCAGTTGCTGCACAACAAGACACACAGGAATACGTTGCTAACGTTATTCAAGCTGTTCAACAAACATCTACAGTGGCTATGTATCAAGTTGACGGAACACTGATCAGCTTTGGCGTGTTCCCAACAGGTGCATTTGCTGACGCTGCTGCTTTCTTGGCCGCTGCTAACATCACTTACACTGGTTTCCAGTTGAACAGTGCTGCTAGCGTTGGTTTCAAACTGGCTACTTCCTAATCACTAGTTGATTAAACAACAGCCCAGGGTAGAAATATCCTGGGCTTTTTGTTGGCCGTTAAATACCCGTAGAATGAAAATCATATGTAGAACTTTTTTTGATTGCAGTGCTACTGGAGTAACTGGTCATTTTAGGCCCAGTCAGGTGCCATTCAACGATCGTGCTGGCGGTGTAGTTCAGGATCAACGAACCTGGAACTATGCTAGAAATCAACAGCGCAATTGGGAAACGCTGAATCAATTGATTAGTTTGCGAACTCAGCCAATGTCGGTGACCAGCTTGGGACACAGCAACGGCGTTTGGAGTTTTGAATTTGAAGTAGAATCTAGCTTGGTATACAGTGAATTGGGACAAGAAAACGACATTACTGTGTTGGTAAACGAGTGCGAGGGTGTGCCCATGATAGTGGGACTCAACGAAACTCAGACTCAACATTCGGTGCTGATCACTCAGGGATCTGACCAAAACATTTGGTTTGATACCATAAATACGTCATTGGAGATTTGACATGGTCGACACAACTGACATTGAAAAAAAGAGTTTGGAAGCCCACGTTGAATTGTGTGCTGAACGCTACAAGATGCTGGAACTCAGGCTGGAATCGGTAGATGACAAAATCGTGCAAGTTCACACAGACATTTCTGGCATTGCAACCACAGTAAGCAAGATGGCGGAAAAACGCAACGATCAACTGATCGGATGGGGCATTGGCATAATCGGCGCCTTGGTATCCACAGTGGTGTGGTTGATGACCCAATACGTATTCAAATGATTCGCAGCGAAAAACTTGAACGTTTTGCTACCAAAGAAATTCAGAGTTTAGCTGGCAAACTTATTGTGCCTGACGGCAAAAATGGCTATAACGCATTTGGCAAGTATCATGTGATACCCAATACAGATCATGTAGCAGTCGATATCAAAAATAGAGATTCCTTAACTTTTGGCAGCAAACGCAGTGCCATCAGTTGGTGTGTAGCCGACCACTTGAACCAGCACGCACTAGCACGCAGCATTCATTTGCTGGACAACAAAAAACACAGCCTAGCGGCGGACATACAATGCCGACGGGCTCTAGCCGAAAGAAGTCACAGCCAAGACTTTTATGATTCAGTCACAACCAAGATACAAAGCAAGGTTGAGTACTATAATGCATTGACCAATGAATTAGAGAAATGTATTAATTCGGCTAAATATTGGCAAATAAGAGGATTCTCCAATGAAACTGAACGACCTGGCCGCACCGCGTCCCACAAAGCAAATCGCCAAAGTATTTGAAAGTTACTTTGGTACCAACATCAAGTTTGAAAGCTTAAACCGCAGTCAAACTCGAAATCTGTTGACTCGTGTGCAAGGCTTGCTCCGAGAGCATCGTAGCACATCGTCTAGACACACCAGCGAACAAAACCCCAGTTATCTCAAACTGGTAATGTTGGAGCAGGCTCTAGCTCAACGAGTAAAAGAAAACATGCCTCCTGTTGCTGCACCGCAACCTGCAGCCGCCGGTCAGCCCAAACCTGCTGTGGCAGGCGCTGCCGCCAAAGATCCCAAACTTGCGGCCGCACTCAAGAAGAGTCAGGCAGGACAAACACTAAATCCTGAAGAACAAAAAATGGTGGCTGGTGCTGCCATGATGGCACAAGAAAGTCGTCTACGCCGTGCATATCGCATGCTGAAAGAAAGCGAAGTACAACAGGCTCAAGTGGTGTTGGCTGCACAAGACATGGTTGACAAGATGCAAGGCATGTTGGAAGACGTCAGCGAACTGCAATTCAAAGAGTTGCCCGCTCTAGTTGATTCTATCAAGAATCAAGTGGGCATCGACCAAGCCACACAGTTCAACGGTGATGCCAGTGCTGCACTCAGCGGTCTGATGCAAAACCTGCAGGCTGCCAAGCAACAACTAGACCAAGCCCTGGGCGTGGTAACTGGTACTGCTGCTCCTGCTGCACCCGATGCTGCTGCAATGGGTGCCCAAGCCGGTGCTGCCGCTGGAGCCGAACTAGGCGCTGAAGCTGGAGCCGAACTAGGCGCTGAAGCTGGCATGGATGACCTAGATGCCATCGGCGCCGAAGCTGGTGCTGACATGGCTGCAGAACCTGCTGGTGCTGCTCTAGGCCGTGCTCGTAGATAATGAAAATATTTGAAGTAGCTGGAGACTCATCTACACCCAGTCCTGACCAATTGTTGGGACTGGTGCAGTTTCTTGCAGGTCGCGCAGATGATACCAGTGCGCCAAAACAAATCAGTGTAGATGCATTCGTAAACTTGGCGCAAAGCCTGGACATCAATGTAAACAAAAACAACGTTCAAGAAATTGTGGGACAACCTCCACTAAGCAGTGTGTTGGAACCTCTAGACCCCAGCACCAACCAAATCATGTTCAAAGGTGCCGAAACAGGTGAACCTGTCAAAATGCCTGTGAACAAAGCACAAGATATCGTGGCCGCGGCAGCCAAATCGGCAATGAAGCGAGATCGATAACTGGTTGACTTAAACCAGTTCATAGTGTATAATACACTATAGGAGTTTTAAAATGATCAAATTTATTGCAACAACTGTGGTAGCACTTTCGTTTACAACACCAGTACTGGCCTGGGGCGACCGTGAACAGGGTGCATTGGCTGGTATCGTGGGCACTCTGCTGTGGCAGCGACTGGACAATCATAGCCAACCTCAGCCAAGACCTCAAGTGATTCGTCAACCTGTGTATATTCCGCCTACTGTAATCTATCAGTATCCGCAGGCATTGCCTGAGCGCCAGTGTTATGTGGTGCGTGAAACTCGCAACTACAACGGCACCTACACTAGAGAGATCCAATGTCATGGCCTACAGTGAAAAAGTAGTTGACCACTACGAAAATCCCCGCAACGTAGGATCGTTTGACAAAAACGATCTAGACGTGGGTACTGGTATGGTAGGTGCACCTGCCTGCGGTGATGTAATGAAACTGCAAATTCGAGTTCAAGACGGAGTTATTACAGATGCTAGATTCAAAACCTACGGTTGCGGTAGTGCGATCGCGAGTTCCTCTCTTGTTACCGAGTGGGTTAAAGGCAAGACGCTGGACCAAGCCGCAGCTCTTAAAAATAGCCAAATTGCTGAAGAACTCGCCCTGCCCCCAGTCAAAATCCATTGTAGCATCCTTGCTGAAGACGCCATCAAAGCCGCAGTAGACGACTACCGCAAACGGCACAACAACTCAACACAGCCGCACTGAGTATCTTGCCAGGTATGCAGTATGAAATCAATCACTTGCATCTTGAGCTGAGTTCGCTGTGCAATGCAAGATGTCCTTTTTGTCCAAGAAATTTTCAGGGATACCCGGCCAACCTAGGCTACACAGAGACCAATCTAAGCCTGGCCGATTTTAAAAAAACATTTATACCACCTCGTCTGGGCCGAGTACATCAAACAGTAATCAACGGCAATTTTGGAGATTTTGTGATGAATCCCGAAAGCATAGACATCATCAAGTATCTGCGCCGCAGTCGTCACAACATGGATATTCGTATTCACACCAACGGTAGTGCAAGAGATCGTGACTTTTGGTACACACTGGGCAGCATCGGAGTTACTGTGCTGTTTGGTATTGATGGCATAGGTGATACTCATACACTATATCGACAAGACACCAACTTTGACAACATCATAAAAAACGCTGAAACTTTTGTTGCAGCAGGCGGAAATGCTATTTGGAGTATCAATCAATTTGATCATAATCGACACCAGATGCCCGAAGTATATGTCCTTGCAAAAAAAATTGGTTTTTCAGAAGTTCAAGTTCGTCCCACCGCACGTGACAACGGTCCGGTGTATAATCGCAAGGGACAAAAAGTTGCTGCCATCAAGTCTGACTGGGAATGGCCTGATCAGCTAGACAAATCCTTTATTGAAATAAAAATTGCACAAAAAACATTGTTAGACAAGAAAAAAGTCAATATAGCATGCTGGGCCATCCGAGAACGCAGTGTTTATATGGCCGCCGACGGACACGTTTATCCTTGTTGCTGGACCGGATTCAATCCTACCGAATATCAATCTCATACCACAGTTACTGCCTGGAACAAAGAGTTGGTTAAATACGTAGGACATAACCATGCTCCTACAGTTGGTATAGAAGCAGCACTAGATTGGTTTGACAATCTTTCTGCTAGCTGGAATACCGACGACCAACCAGGAGTATGCCAACACAATTGCCAACATGATAACACTAACACCAACAGCATCTCGTAAAATTTTGCAGACACTGCAACGTCG